TCGACCAGATGCACCGCTTGTACCGGGTGAAAGTCAATGTAAATTTTGTCGTGCGAAAGGCTCTTGCGCCGCGCTGGCAGGTAACGTAATGAAGGAGGTAGGAATCATGTTCCAGCCAGTCGTAACCGAACCACTCGATGTCGCACAGCAAAGTGCCGATAAAGATCCATCCACGATGGACGATGCCCAGATCCGTCAGATCATGGAAGCTGCTCCCCTGATGCGCCAACTCCTTGAAGGTGTTGAAGCCGAAGCCCTGCGCCGCCTGCAAGCTGGTCAGACCATCCCCGGCCTCAAGCTGGTCAATGGTCGTGGCTCCCGTGCATGGGCGTTGCCTGAAGCTGAGATGGCCGAGAAGCTGGTCAAGATGGGCATCCCAAAGACTGCGATCTACGAAACCAAACTCGTGTCGCCTGCCAAGGCTGAAAAGCTGACGTGGGAAAAGCGCGATGGCACAAAGGTCGCACTGACCGAGCGCCAGTTAAAGCGCATGGACCAAGAGTACGTGTCCAAGTTGGCTGGCAAGCTGACTGTGGCCCCTGAGTCTGATGGCCGTCCTGCGGTTGTCATGAACGCTGCACCGTTGTTCAGTGCAGTGGAGGCAGAGGCAATCAAGTTCACACTTGACAAACCCGCTGCCGAATCCTTGCCCTCGTGGCTTTTGTAATCATTGAAAGGTAATTGTCATGTCCGAAATCATTTTCTTGTCGAACGTCCGTCTGTCCTTCCCCCATCTCGCTGAACCACAAAAGCAGATGAACGAGGCCACCGGCAAAGAACGCATCTCGTATAACTGCGAGTTCATCATGCCCCAAGACCACGCTGGCTTTCAGCAGTTCATGGCGCGTTACGGTGCCTTGGCATTGGAGAAGTGGAAAGAACACGCGCAAGCTGTCATGTCCATGATCCAGAACGACCGTAAGACCCGCTGCTTTGGTCGTGGTGAGGAGAAGGTCAACAAGAAGACCTTCCAGCCATATGACGGCTACGCTGGCAACGTGTTCATCACTGCTGGCCGCGACACCGCACCGCAGATGATCCAAGCCGATGGCACACCCATCGACCCAGCCAACACGATGGCGTATCAGCAACTGGCCCGCAAGATGTATGGTGGTTGCCGTGTCAACGCTGCGATCAAGCCTTGGCCGCAGGACAACAAGCATGGCCGTGGCATCCGCTGCGACTTGATCGCTGTCCAGTTCGCCGCTGATGACACACCGTTCGGTGAAGGTGCTGTTGACGCATCGAACCTGTTCGGTGCTGTTGCCGGTGCTCCCGCTGGCATGTTTGCGCCTGCTGCTGCCCCAGCGCCAGCAATGCCTGCCGCACCGTTTGGCGCACCCACGGGCCTGCCTTCGTTCTTCGGCCAGTAATTGAATCGGGGCTGAAAGCGGATGCTGCGTAGTGCCGTCACGGACTCTAGAGCGCAGTGCAGCGAGTAAGCCCCACCTACCCGGTAACCGTAATGAGTAACGACTATGTATTCGACATCGAAACCTATCCCAACGTGTTCACGCTGGCAGTGGAACACGCAGAAGCACCTCTGCGCTGGTCTTTTGAAATCAGTGGCTGGCGCAACGACTCCAAACAGATTGTCGAATTTCTCCAGTATCTGAAGGATACAAACGCCCGAATGATCGGGTTCAATAACCTGGGGTTTGACTACCCCGTCCTGCATACGCTGATCCGCATGGGTCGATCTGACTCCCGTGCCCTGTACGACAAGGCAATGGCGATCATCAACTCGCAGGACGAAGACGACAACAAGTGGATGCACTCGGTCAAGCCATCGGACCAGTTCGTGACCCAGATCGACCTGTTTAAGATCCACCACTTCGATAACCGTGCCCGATCCACCAGCCTCAAGGTGCTGGAGTTCAACATGAGATCGGACAGCATTGAAGACCTGCCGTTCCCCGTGGGCACGATCCTGAACCCCGAGCAGATCAAGGTGCTCAAAGAGTACAACCAGCACGATGTGGCGCAGACCAAGGCGTTCTATCACCACACGCTGGACATGATCCACTTTCGTGAAGAACTCACGCGCAAGTACCAGCGTGACTTCATGAACCACAACGACACCAAGATTGGCAAGGACTACTTCGTCATGAAGCTGGAAGAAGCCGGTGTCGCCTGCTACGACTTCGGCCCCAAGGGTCGCACACCCCGGCAGACCAAGCGTCCAGTGATCCACCTCAAGGACGCCATTCTGCCCTGGATCAATTTCGATCAGCCCGAGTTCAACCGAGTGATGAACTGGCTCAAGGCTCAGACCATCACTGAAACCAAGGGAGTCTTTAATGACCTTACTGCTACTGTCGATGGTTTTACTTTCGTTTTTGGTCTTGGTGGCATACATGGAAGTGTCGAGTCGGAAGTCATCGAGTCGGATGAGCAACATGTTATTGTTGACCTTGACGTTACTTCTTACTATCCCAATCTTGCTATCACTAACGGTTTTCACCCTGCACATCTGGGCAAGGATTTCGTAACCATCTACAAGCACCTGTTCGAGCAGCGCAAACAGTACCCCAAGAAGTCAGCAGAAAGCGCCATGCTGAAGCTGGCGCTCAACGGTGTGTATGGTGACAGCAACAACCAGTTCAGTGTCTTCTACGACCCGTTGTTCACCATGAGCATCACGCTCAACGGTCAACTGCTGCTGTGCCTGCTGGCCGAAGGGTTGATGCACATCCCCGGTCTGCGCCTGATCCAAGTGAACACTGACGGCCTGACCGTGCGTGTTCCTCGCAGCCACAAGATGCTCGTTGATCTGGCCCGTGCTGCATGGCAGTCACGCACCGGGTTGAACCTTGAGGAAGCCGTGTACAAGGCCATGATGGTGCGCGATGTCAACAACTACATCGGCGTGTTTGAGAACGGCAGCACCAAACGCAAGGGTGCATACGAGTACGAGATGGACTGGCACCAGAACCACGGTGCTCTGGTCATTGCCAAGGTGGCCGAAAAGGTGCTGGTCGAGGGTGCGCCGATCCGCGAGACAGTCGAGCAGTGGCCCGACATCATGGACTTCATGCTGCGCACCAAGGTGCCCAGGTCGAGTCACCTGGGCCTTGAGGTTGACGGCGTGACCACGCGACTGCAAAACACCACGCGCTACTACATCGCCAAGGGTGGTGGTCGCCTGTTCAAGTGGATGCCGCCGCTGGCGAAGAAGCCCGGTGAGTGGCGAAAGATTGGCGTCGAATCGGGCTGGGGTGTACAGGTCTGCAACGACATCAAGGATGCTGGCAAGTTGCCAGTCGATTTCGATTATTACGTCAGAGAAGTGGAGAAACTATGTCTGGGTCTAGCTTGAACAAACAGGTCGCTGGCGACCATTACAAAGACCAACCAATTCAGCCAGTCGAGTACATCTACGCCAATGCGATTGGGTACTTTGAAGGCAACGTGATCAAGTACGTTTCCCGCTGGCGCAAGAAGAACGGCATCGCCGATCTTGAGAAGGCCAAGCACTACATCGAGTTGCTGATCGAATTGGAAAACCGCAAACTGGACGGAGAGTGCAATGCTGGAAAAACAAATTGAGGCCAAGGTTTGTGTGTACGCTCGTGACAAAAATGTGCTGGCGTACAAGTTCACCAGTCCTGCCCGCGCTGCTGTGCCGGATCGCATGTTCGTGCTGCCCAACGGTGTGATTTTCTTCATCGAGTTTAAGCGTGGGGGCGAGAAGCCCACCGATGCGCAGGAGCGCGAGCATGACCGGCTGCGGAGACACAAGGTCAACGTGTTCGTGGTGGACAACGTGGACAGCGGCAAGATGGTGATCGACATGATGGTGGCCGGATGCTGACACCTGACCTGCTCCACGGCTATCAGCAAAAGGCCGTCAACTTCCAGTCCACGCACCCACACTCGATGCTGTGGCTGGACATGGGTTTGGGGAAGACCGTGATCACCTTGACCACGCTGGCCCACTTGATCCGCACCAGCTTCCTGCGAGGTGTGATCATCGTGGCTCCCATCCGAGTCATCCGGCTGGTCTGGAGGCAAGAGGCTGCGAAGTGGGAACACACCAAACACCTCAAGTTCAGCATGGTCGCAGGGACCAAGGACCAGCGCACCCGCGCCCTGCTGCGCCCTGCCGATGTCTACATGGTGAATTACGAGAACCTTGGCTGGCTGGCCGAGACTCTCCAGACCTACTTCGTCAAGAAGGGTCGCCCCATGCCCTTCAACGGCATCGTGTGGGACGAGATCAGCAAGATGAAAAACAGCGCCACGAACCGGGTCAAAGCGTTTCGCAAGATCGCTGACCAGTTCGACTGGACCACGGGCTTGACGGGCACCCCGGCCAGCAACGGGTATAAAGACCTGCACGGTCAGTTCCTCGTGGTGGACAGAGGTGAGCGCCTGGGCACCAGCAAGACGGCGTTCCGCACCCGGTTCTACAAGAAGGTCGGACCCTACAAAGAGGTGGCCTACGAGGACACCGAGGACACCATCAAGAAGCTGATCGGTGACATCACGCTGGAGATGTCAGCCGAGGACTACAACCCGCTGCCTGACCTGATCGTCAACAACATCGAGATTGAGATGCCCGATGAGTTGAGGACCAAGTACGACAGGCTGGAGAAAGAGTTCTTCATGGTGCTGGACAGCGGCAAGGAGGTCGAGGCGTTCAACCAGGCGGCTCTCACCAACAAGTGCTTGCAGTTCTCCAACGGGGCCATGTACCCCATTGCCGGGATGCCCCTGTGGGAGCCAGTGCATGACATGAAGCTGGACGCGCTGGAGGACATCATTGACGAAGCCCAAGGCTCACCCGTCCTGTGCGCCTATGCGTACAGGTCAGACGCCGAGCGCATCATGACCCGGTTCAAAGACCTGCGACCCATCAACCTGACCGAGTGCAAGAGCGAAGCATCCCTCACCAACGCCATGCACCGCTGGAAGACTGGCGATTGCCAACTCATGATCGGCCACCCCGCCAGCATGGGTCACGGCATCGACGGCTTGCAGAAGAACGGCCACATCCTCGTGTGGTATGGCCTCAACTGGTCGCTGGATCTGTACGAGCAGTTCAACGCCCGTGTGCGCCGTCAGGGTCAGGGTGCTCCGGTCATGTGCCATCGCATCCTGATGCAAGACACGCTGGACCAAGCACAAGCACTGGCACTCGATGAAAAAGCCACAACCCAAGCAGGATTGCGCAACGCAGTCAAACAATACCGCTTGTCCAAAAATGTGTGATACACTCGTGTCACATCAACCACTGGAGTAATTGTAATGATTCGTGAAATGTACAACTGGATGAAGAACGTCTACGCCACGCCGAGTGCTGAAACACTGGCACTGCGCGAGTTGGAGGACAGCAAGCGCAGGCTGCTGGAGGCCCAGTCAGCGCGTGAATACGCCGACTCCATGTGCAAGTACCGTGAGGCGCAGATCAAGCGCCTGACGACCTATTTGCACAAGGCCACTGAGGAGCAAACATGACCCAATGTCAGCATAGGTGGGAGGCCGTTGAGGGCCAGCCACTGTACAAGTGCGCCCGATGCGGCGCGTTTCTGAGGATTATCAAATGACCAAAGAAGAAGCACTGAAAGCAATGATGTTGTTGTCTGCCCTTGAGTCGTGGGCATTCAGCACGAAAAATATGATCCCCGAATACCTGCACGACGACCTGTGCGAAGCGCAGAAGGTATTGGAGCGCATTGTGTTGGAGAAGCAAACATGACGTGGCCCTTCCCTCCCCCCGGTGGCCCAGTGCCGTGGACTCCACAGCAAGAGTCCGAGTATCAGCGCCAGCAGCGCAGCAAGCTACCGGAGGCACCCTTCTGATGTCATCGACAAACACAGGCTCTCACGTCATCAAGGCGCTGGAGGCATTCGCTGAGTTCGGTCGCTTGACCGCACAGGAGTTTGCAGACTATGCAGACATCGGGCGCTACGATGCCCATGCTGTGCTCAATCGCATGAACAAGCGCACCAAGGCTGGCGAGAAGCGCATCCACATCGCTGGCTGGACGCACTCATATGATGATGCGCGGCGCTACCCAAGGCCAGTGTTCATGCTGGGTGATTTGCCCGACAAGCCGAAGCCCAAGCCCAACATCCGAGCAAACCGCAAACGCAGTGAGCACAAGTCACTCAAAGCCATTCGTATGAGCAGCGTGTTCAACCTGGCGCTGCCCCGAGAAAAGGTCAGAGAACTCAGGAGATCGCTTTGAGCATGACCTGCCCATACTGCGGCGCATGGACATCGGTTAAAGAGACACGCACCCGCAAGATAGACAACTTGGTGACACGCAGATACGAATGTGCAAACCTGCACCGATTCTCAACAGAAGAAAGGATCAATCC